AGAACCTTCGCAACTTCGTCTGCATCCTCGATGCGCGCGCCGCGCTCGTAGTCGCCGAACGGATGGATCACGACGAGCGCGAAATCTGCCTTCGCGGCAGCCTGTTTGTCAGCCATGACGGCTCCTAGTAGATAGTGGTCTTGATGACCGCGCCGGTTGTCGGCTCGATCTGGTTGGTCTGCGTCACAACGACGTCTGTTGCCTGCTGCGTGATCGTCGTCGGATACTCGACCGAGTAACACAGGTCGCGGCGATACAAGTTCGCCTTCTCCTGCAAGTCAACCAGGTCTGAGTGGTGATACAGAAGCCGCCCGGCGAATCCGTCAGGCAGCGTCAGAAAATTGATCTGCGCGAGCATCGGGTCGAGCACCTTGGCGACTGCATCGCGCAATGCCGGTGTCGGCGCCCAGATGACGATGCGAACGACACGCGACTGGCGCTTGACCTCTTTCCCCATCGTCGCCGTGCCGCCAGTGCGCAGCGTGTATTGCGGCGATCCGGCAGGCAGTGTGATAACCGAGCCGCTCGACGTCGTGCCGGCATAGTCAGCGGCGATCATCGCAGCGAGCGCGCTTGCGATCGTCGTCAGCGTGTCGCTCTGCTGCACGGTGTACGCGTAGGCGTGGCCGCCGATCAGCACCGCAACGTTCTGCGCGAAGTACGGTGTCGGCAGCGTGCCGCCAATCATGATCGACCGCCCCGCACCGGTCAGCGTGACCGTTGGCGAGTTGTGGTTGATCTGCTGCCACGTCTGCATGTGGCGGGATGTCTTGTGCTCGAGCGATGTCGGATACACCGACACGTTGACGATGCCTGCGTCGAGATCCGCGTCGAGCTGCGGCTTACTTGGCCAGCCAGAGCCGACGCGACAGTTCGCGGCGACGACTGATTGTTGCCCGGTGCCGTTGGGATACAGCGCGCCGGCGATGAGGCCGACTAGAACGCTCTGAACGTCTGAAATATCCGCCATATCAAGCCTGTGCCTGCATCGCAGTGCATCGATAGCCGAGGTCAGTCAATTCGACGCTCGACAGAATGTAGCGCCGCCCGATGTCATCGGACACGAGATCGCCTGACTGCAGCGTTACGCCGGGAATCGCGGGCAAAAGGATCGCCCACCACGGCGTGCGAACATCGCTCGGCAAACCGACTTCGTTCTTTTCGCCCTTCGTACCCTGCAGCACAGACGCATGCCAGCCCGTTGCGAGCGGCGTTTGCGTCGTCGGCGTGTTGCCTTCGTAATTCGCCACCGCGCCGAATTGCGCCTGCGTCTGCGGGCGTGCAAACGACAGCGTGCGATTGCATTCGACCGCGAGGATCGGCAGCAACGGCTGTTGCGCAGCGATGAAGAACGTACCGGCCGCGCCGATCAGGTAATCGCCTACCTGCGTTTGCGTGCCGTCGACCAATGCGTACCATGTCGGCTTCGCGTACTTGTTCGGTCGGCTGTACGTCATGTCTTCAGCGTTGAAACTGGCGAGCAGTGACGTCGAGATTGGCGCGAGCCCGGTCAGGTCAGCAGATATTGGGCGATACTGGCTGTATGCGGTGCCGATCTTCGACGCGGCGATTGCGTAGCCGCGGTAGACCTTTTGCTGAATCTTTGCGCCGTCCATCCGTTACCCCCGAGTGACCTGGCCGCCACCATTGCCGAGCGCGGGACCGGGCGCGAAGCCGAGGAATCCGCACATGCGGCGGCGCCACTGGTCGAATAGCTTCGATCTGTCGCTCACCTCGGTCTTGTTGCGCGTCCAGACCGCGGCCTGATCGGTGTCCAGGTTGTCACCGGCGCCGAAAATAGCCGTTTCCAGCGAGTAAAGCGGCGTCAGGTAGGTGTTTATCAAAACCGATTCTTCGCTGGCCGACAAGGTCGTCAACCGCTGGTGCAGCGACATAACGACCATCCCGAAGTAGCCATATACGAGATCCTGGTCGTCGGTGATCGTCATGGTCGTACCGTTGAGCGGGTATCCCATGAAGCGGCGCACATCAGTCAGTTGCGTGTCGGTCAGCGCCATATCAAACGTCCGTTTTCTTCGTGTACTTGCGCTTCGGCTTGGGCGAATCATCAGCGCCAGCCGATTCGTCGGCGCCTTCAGCGAAAATCTCGTGATCGTCGGTCAGATCCGATTCATTAATCACGATGAAACCGTGCGGGTTATCGTCGGAAACCGGCGACACCACGCGAACAGTCGGGCAATGCATGTGATTGGCTCCGTATTGAGCCGGGGCGGCCGTACTGCACCGCCCCGCGCGCGCTTACCCGAGCAGGGTCGCGATGTGGTTCTGCTTGATCGCCTGCGTGCCCCATGCGAGACGCACGTGGTACACGAGCTGCATGAACTGGCGATACACAGCGACGTCGTAGGTGATACCAGTCACCGGGTCGGTGATCTGGATCAGGTCGTCGGCCATGTCCATTGCGCGGCCGTCCGGGCCAATCGGCATTTTCGGCGCGCGCGTGATGAGCTGGATTGCCGACTTGCTGAACGCCAGGTTAGGCGTTGCCGTCGCACCGACAGTCATGGCCGTTGCGGACGTCGGGATTGCCTGTTGCAGGCCCGGAGCAGCGATGGTGATCGCACCCGGAGCGGCAACGCCCGACACGACGACATACTTGTTGGTGTCGCCAGCGAACGAGACCGTATCGCCTGCCAGCACAGTGCCGGTGCCGGTGATCAGGTTGATCACGGTCGCGCCGACTGCGTAACCAGCCGTGTCGGACGTGTAGCTCGCGCCAGTGCCCTTCGTGACCGGCTTGATCGCTGCCGAGTTGTGCAGATCCATGCCTTCGAGGCGGCCGATGATGCCGTCGCGCAGCAGTTGGTCGGTGCCCGCTTCGTTCACCTTGAACAATACGTTCTGCTTACCGCGAAGGTTGGCGATAGCCGACGAGCCGAGCGCCAGATGCAGATCCGACTGCGGCGCGCCGTTGTCGTCCAGGATCTTGCGAACCTGAGCGATGTCCGACAGATCGCCAGCGGTGCCGAACGGTGCCGTGCCAGGCGTGCCGTAGGCGCGCGACGCGTTCTGGTACGCGGTCGCGAAGATGTCAGCTTCGATCGCGTTGCCGAGCGTGCGGAACGCCTGCGCAAACTGGTTCATCAGAATGCCGCCATACGTGCCGGCGTTGTTCAGGCCAGTCTGCTCTTCGCCGTTCCAGCGGATCGGAACGTGCTTCGACTTGCTGATGGTCATCGACACGTTGCCGATCGACGAGTCGCCGGTGTTCGGCGCGGTAACGGCCGGCGTGTTGTCCGCCATCGTGCCCGGAGGCGCGATCGGGATCATGATCGTTTCGTTCACCGCAGCGCGCGCGCCATTGCTGTTGCGCGAGACGGCGGGGATGAGGCCGACCTGCTCGCGGGAAACAACGTCCAGCGCTTCGTACAGAGTCGGAATGAGACCGGTAAGGGTGTTAGCCAAGGAAGGCTCCTAAATCAATCGGTGAAAGTCGTGCCGCTTCGTGCGACTTCCGCCTGTTTGGCGGGAGGCAACGCATCGAATGCGGCGCGTGACATGGTTTTGCCGCCAGAGCCGCCACCCGATCCGCCCTGAGCGCCGCCGCCAGACGCGCCGGTGCTCTTGAGGATCGAATCGCGATACGGGTACTGATCGATGAGGATTTCGAGCGCTTCGTCGAACTTCGCTACCTCACCCGGATTGCTCCGGCTGAACAGCTTGTTGCCCGACTTGTCGTAGGCGACGACATCGTTGCCCTCGACCTTGAACGCTTCGCCGAACCGCGCTTGCACGAGATCTGCAGGAATCGCGAGCTTGTCGGCGATCATCTTCGAGCGCGCAAAGCTGCCGCCGACCTTTTCGTCGACCAGCGACTTTTGCAGCGAATCGCGTTCGGAGACGATCGGCGCGTACTTGTCCTCGACGGCCTTGATGGCTTCGGCGCGGATCTTGTCCACTTCGCCGGCGTCGATAAGTTTCTTCGCGTCGAGATTCGCAACGGTGGCGAGCGCCTTGCGGGCGGCTTCGGCGTCGGTGATGCCTTCGAATGCCTTGGCAACCTTTTCGGCGTTCTCGGCGCGCTCTCGATGCCCTTGGGCTTCCTTGTTGAGCCGCGAGATCGTTGCCACTGTGCCCGCGACGTCGAAGGCCACTTCTTTGCCATCGTCATTCACGTACACCGGCTTGCCGTCTTGCACTACAGCGAATCCGTCATCGTTCAGTTTGAGTTTCATAGGTCATCCAACCCGAGCTGTTAGGCCATCCGGCCGTGATTTGCACCGACCCTCATCCGAGGAACCGGCAATAAAAAAGCCGCACAGGGTTAGCTATGCGGCCGGTAGACTTCGTATACGTGGCGTCAGTCAGTAATACCGACCGCGCCGAGTTCGCCCTTCGGCACGTTCTGTGCGATGCGCTTCTTCTCGTCATCCCACGTCGTCTCAGGGCTGATGTAGCCGCGGCGCTTCGCTTCGTTGAATAGCGACTCGTCGGAGAACGTGCCATCGACGTTCATGTCGCGCAGCAGATCGATCGATGCCTCGGCCAGCGTTGCGACGCCGAAGTCCTTGAAGATCTGGACGTTGCCGCCCTTCGCTTCCTTGATCCAGAGCGCAGTCAGCGACAATGCCTGGTCGATACCATCCTCGACGTCTTCAATCAGGCGTTGCAGCGCGCACATGCCTGCTTCGTTCTCTGCGACGGTCTGCGCGACGGTCGTCTTGCCCGGCTTGATGACGAGCAACTCAGCGCCCACCTGGCGCATGCGGTCCTCGAGGTCGAGCAGCGAGAGCCGCCCTGCTTCGATAGCCGCGCCGGTGTGCTCGACGTACTTCAGATCTGCCTTATCGGAATCGACCGTGACCATCGAGCCAGCGCCGACGATCACCGGCTGACCGTCCAGCCCCTTGCCGAACAGAATAGGCACGCGCGCGACGTGCAGAATCGTCTGCTGGTCGCTCTTGCTCTGCCAGTGCTCGACGTTCATGTGCGCCAGTTCAAGCAGCGGCGGGACCGCGGTCATGAATCCTGTGCGCCGGCCGTAGATCGGCACGAACGGGATGACGTCGAGCGTCGTAACGCCGTCCTCATGCGAAATCCATTCGGGCTTGTTGGTCGTCGGATCGACCTTCTCTGACTTGCGATACGTCGCCCATGCACCCGGCGTGAGCACACGCACCTGTTCGACCATCTTCTCGCCGAACTCGCCGTCGTCCTCGATGACCTGCTCGAGCAGCCGCAACTGCGTGAACACTTCCGCGCCGTTGATGCGCTTCGAGCGCCAGCCGAGAATGTTGCCAGCATGGATATGCACCCAATACGGCCGGATGCCCGCGGCGTTTTCTTCTGCCTTCGTGCGAGCGCCGGTCGCCTTCGGGTAATCGACCAGAATGCCGGTGATGCCGTGCGACAGCGCTTCTTCTGACAGGCTCGCAGCGAACGCGTGCAGATTGCGCCCTTGCAGATCGATGTCCGTGTCGCACCAATCCTTGATGCGCGCGGGTACGTCGTCGGTCAGCGTGACAGGCTTGCTGAATGGCTTGCCTGCCAGCACCTCGACCGTGCGAGGGAACGCCGGGAACAGCGTCGCCGTGTCCTTGCGCGCCTTGTATGCGTCGCTGGATTCGCCGGGCCATTGCGGTAGATATGTGGTGCCTGCCGATCGCATGGCAGGCGTGCCGCCGAGCAGTGCGTCGATAATCGGCCAGTTCTCAGCCATCGAAGCGACTGCGGCGGACTGGTCGCGCACTGTTGTCGTCATGTGTGTTGTTCGGTTACATGTGGAGCGGGCGGACGGTCGTCTGGCGCTTCACGATGGGATACAT